AACAAGTAGTAACTGCTTACCAAACAATACGCGATACATTAGGCGAAAAACCAACAGACAAAGTAGAGCAAGACACAAGCATTGAAATTGTTATGAGTGAGGAAATGAAAAGGTTGGCTAAATAATGCAGGGAACTATTTATGTAATTAAAAACCTTGTAAACGGAAAATTGTATGTTGGACAGACAATAGGCAATCCAAAGTATCGTTTAAGCAAACATTATAGCGACGCTTTTAAACGTGACAGTCAAACTGCAATCCATACAGCAATGCGTAAATACGGCAAGAACAATTTTGAAATGCGTATTTTAGAAACGTGTGATTTGGAAGAACTAAATGAAAAAGAAACGTTTTGGATAAATGAATTAGATACTTATAAACAAGGATATAACAGGGTTTTGTCAAGTGGAACAGATAAAAAAAAATTAGATAGCATTAAACAAGAATTTTTAGAAGGCAAAACGTTAGAAGTCCTTGCTAAAGAATACCACACATGCAAAAAAACAATTTCATATTGGCTAAGGCAAAACGGAATTGATACTTGGCAAAACAATCCTTTTAGGGCTTTAACACAAGAAAAATACAAACAAGCCAAAGAAATGTATTTAAGAGGCGTGACTTTAAGACAAATTGAAAAAGAAATGCACATTGATAGAAAGCGACTTGCTCAAAGTTTAAAAGCAGAGGGATTAAAAATAAACAAAGGTAGGGGTGCGATTTATAATCACCCTTACAAACAAAGGGGGTGATAGCGATGGCACGGTTTATATTACCTAAATTATACCCCAAACAAATCGAATTTTGCGAGGCAACTTCCAAATATGTTTTGTATGGGGGTGCTTAACTGCCTTTTAGACAAGAGGCGGTGGCAAATCATTTATTGCTCGTATTAAACTAATATTACTAGCACTTAGATACGCGGGCATACAAATATTGCTATTGCGTAGAACATTCCCAGAACTACACGAAAACCACGTAATACCACTACAAAAACTACTTAAAGACATAGCACAGCATCGTGTGGCTGAAAAAGTATTCGTGTTCCCAAATGGTAGTCGTATTAAACTTGGTTACTGCGCAAGCGAAAGCGATGTATTACAATTTCAAGGTCAATCGTATGACGTAATCTTTATGGAAGAAGCGGGATTGTTTACACCGTTCCAATTTCAAACGTTGACTGAGTGTAATCGTCTTAGTGGCAACATCAAAGAGCCGTTTAATCCACGAATGTATTTTACAGCCAATCCGGGTGGACCATTACACGCAGAGTTGAAACGATTATTCATCGATAGAGAATATAAACCAACCGAAAAAGCTGAAGATTATACATTTATTGAAGCGCGAGTATATGACAACGAATTTATTATGGAAAATGACCCTGACTATGTAAGAGCGTTAGAAAGACTGCCAGAGAAGCGTCGGCGCATGATGTTAGAGGGCGATTGGAACGCAATCGAAGGACAATTTTTTGACGAATTTGATACAAGTATACACGTTATTAAGCCAAGACCAATCGGAAAAGATTGGCGTAAGTATGTCGTGTTTGACTATGGGCTAGATATGTTTGCGTGTTACTTTATAGCGCTAGACCAATTTGGCTATGCTTACGTTTATAAAGAGATTTACGAGAGCAATCTTATTGTAACAGAAGCAATAAAGAAACTGAACGACTATACAAACGAAAGGATATATGCTTATCTTGCACCACCTGACCTATGGAACAGACACAGTGACACTGGTCGTAGCACTGCCGATATATTTGCTGAAAACGGCATTTATTTAACCAAAGCAAACAATGACAGAATAAACGGTTGGCTTATGGTTAAAGAGTGGCTATCGATGACAAAAGATGAACATGGTAACGAGTTTCCAAAACTACGTATATTTGAAACTTGTCCCAACTTAATAAGGACATTGCAATTGCTTGTTTATGATCCAAAAGACCCTAACGACGCACTTGCAACAAACCACGAACATTCGCACGCACCCGACGCTTTACGTTATTGGTGTATTAGTTGGAATTATCCGCCTTCTAGGGAAAGCAATATTTATAAACCAACCGCATTTGAAAAATTCTTTGGTATAAAACACGAAACGAAAGGAGGTTATGCAGAGTGGGAAAACGATTAAAAGCAATAGAAAAGCAACTTGAACGCCTAGAACACGAAGCAATATACGAAAGAGTGCTGGAACTTGAAACTGAAAACGTAAAACTAACACAAGAAACGAAAGAACTTAAAAAAGCACAAGAAGAAATGCTTAAAAGCCTTGCTAGAGCGAACGAAACTTTAAAAGCGTATAAAGATACAACTCAAACTCTTACGAGCGATTTAGCGGACTTAAAACTAGCATTATCGGTATATCAAGGCATAGCAAACGAACTAAAAGAACTTAATCAAAAGCAAGCAAAGACAAATCAAATATTTAGCGAATGGCTATATGGCGCAAAAGGAGATGAATAAGTGTGGCGGATGAAACAACATACAAAGACGATAACATAACAAGTATGTGGAAGGACTACGAACGAGGCAAGCGCTTTTTAGAAAACAAAGGCTTAACCACCGCAATCCCACGCTACGTTGCTTTTTATGAAGGCGACCAATGGGCAAAACCAACCGAAGCAACCAAATCAATGCCACGACCAGTGTTCAATTTCATTAAAATGATTGTCGACAACAAAGTGTCAAACATTGTTGGCAGTCCTGTAAAGTTGAACTTTATAGCCGAAAACAACAAAGTAGCAACACAAAAATTTACACGCTTTGCCCACTTTATACTTAAAGAGATGGGCATGGAAAACATTGACTATGAAGCGATACTCACTGACCGCAAAAAAGGCACATTCGTTAAACATTATTATTGGAGCGAAGAAGCGCATGGCAAAAAAGGCAAGTTTGAGGGAGGCTTTAGGTGTCAACTGATTGACCCTTTAAATGTATATGTAGCCGACCCAAACGAGACAGACATACAAAAGCAAAAATGGATAATGATTGCAGTTCGTGAAGAAGTAAGTAAAGTTAAAAAAATGGCAGACAAGAAATACCACGATAAAATTTGTTCTGACGAACTTGAAAGCCCTTATGGAAACAAGCGAGAACTAGAAGACAGCGGACTTGTAACGGTGTTAACGAAATACTTTAAAAAAGATGGCGAAGTGTATTATGAGCGTTCAACTAAATATACGCCTTTAAAAGACGAAGCAACACCAATTAATCCATATTTGGTAGCAAAGAAATTTAAAACCAAAGACGTTGACGGTAAAGGCACAAGCCAACCAGACGAAAAACTAGAACAAGACAAACAAGAAAATTATTACATGGCAACACGGTATCCTATTGAGATTTGCAGTTTAGACCCAAGCGATGACTGTATTTATGGTCTTAGCGAAATTAAGAACATGATGGTGGCACAAAAACTTGTCAATTTTAATCTTGCAATGGGAGCATTAAACTTGCAAGAACTTGGAGCGCCAAAAGTGCTTGTTAAACCAAACGCATTACAAGGGCAAACATTAACCAATCAACCCGGTCAAGTGGTTGTTGACTATACGCCGGGTAATCAGTGGGGAATACAAAACATACAAGCGACACCGTTTACCGCACAAGCATTACAATTTGCACCAGCACTTATTGACTTAATAAGAACCGTATCAAATGCAACCGAAGTAATTACAGGCGAAATGGTAAGTAAAGACTTATCAGGTTATGCAATCGCACAATTACAAGCGCAAGCACAAAAGCCTATCGAAATGCAACGAAAGAGATTTTGGCAACACAAAGAACGAGAAGGTAAGATACTTGAAATGTTCTTTAAGTTATATTACGACAACAAACCGTTCTCGTATAAAAATTCGCTTGAAGAAAAGATTGCAATGCGACAAGCAAATCCAATGCAAAACGTTCCTGAAACAACTGCTGATATTTTTAATGGTGAAGAGTTCCAAGACACCAATTTTAACATAATTGTCGAAGCGGGAGCAGGAACACAATACAGCGAAATTCAGGCTATGAACTTACTAGACAAATTGCTTGAAATGAAGTTAATAGACCTTGACTTCTATCGCCAAGAATATCCGCCAACCGCAATGCCATTTAAAGAAGCATTAGGCGAATATATCTACTTCAAAGAACAAAAAGAAGTTGAACAATTACGACAACTTGTAGCAGAACAAGCGCAAATGATTGAACAATTAAAAGCAACAACCGAACAACAAGAAGCAGACATTCAAAACTTCGCAAGAGAATTAAGTAAGTCTAACAAGATTAATGCAAGTTTGCAACAAGAGTATTCAATCAAGTTACAACAATTAATGGGAGGACAAGCCCAACCACAACAACCTAAATAGCATTTTTCTTAAATTTATTCCTTTCACGCATGGGGGATAGTGGGATACCTCCTAACCATTTATCCCCCGCCTTTAGACTGAAGATAAAAACTGCGACACCTCTTAATAACGTGTACCAGCGCAGACACCTTCATTCTGGTACCGAGAATGAAGCCGTAAAATGGTAATTCACAACCGAATTATAGGCGGCATTAGCTCATCTGCGTTCGTAGATAGTCGGTATAGAGACTTAAAACCTATGCCATTGGTGTAAGGCTAGTGAGGTTAGAAAGGTTCCTAACGCACTTCTTATAATTAAGAAGTACCTGAGATGGTGGAAGACCGCCCACCCACTAGCCACACCTTAAACCACGCAAGGCAAAAGCGAAAAAATGCCACTTACAAAAATTCGCAAGTGGATAGCGTAAAAATCACAGACTTCGCCAACCGATAGGCGTGTCAAGAAAGGACAGAACAATGGAATTAGAACAAAA